AAAGGAACTTACTTCTTTAGCTCAAAGCGAAGGGGCAAAGGAAGTGTTATCGCTTCGTCCTTCACTTCATCAAGCGCCTTACAACCGGCTTGCAAAATAATATCGTAGATTTGAGCCTGCAATAAGCTTGTCTCTTCGGATAAAGAACGGACTTTTTCGCGTACGTCTTTGTGGAGTCTAATACTGATTGGTGATGTTAGATTTTCTCTTGGCATAACCTACATCAATACACAAAAGACACTAACCACAAGTAAAAAATACATAAAACAACAATAAAACACATAAAAAATAGAATATGGCATTCTTAGATAATCTAAAAGAAGTTCCGCAAAACTCTGGTAGTGGTGGCGGTAAGTACATGAAGTTACAGCAGGGATCGAATTTATTCCGCATCCTTGGTAGCTTTGAAGATGGAACGAATATACAGGGTATGCTTGGTTGGGCGGAAGATGACGAAGGTAATCGCAAGCCTTTTCGTTGGGAAGTTGACCAAGAAGCACCGCGTAAATTCAAGGAAAATCCAAGGCAGTTTTATGCGCTACTGGTATGGAACTACGCTGATGAAGCAATTCAGATTTTTGAGATGACTCAAGCGAAGTTGCGCCAGGATTTACTTACTCTTGCGAAGGATGAGGATTGGGGCGATCCGCGTAAGTATGACCTAAAGATTGTACGCAATGGAGAAGGGCTTGAGACCTCATACGCAATGACCCCATCTCCACATAAGAAACTAGCGGCGGAAATCATTGAGGCATTCAAGAATACAACGGTGGACATGAGTGCTTTGTATCGAGGTGAAGATCCATTCGCAGAATCCGCTCAGGAAGAAGAAGCTCCAGAAGAGGACCCATTCTGATGGAACTCGAAGTACATACACTTCCTTCTATTTATAAGTTTAAGAAGGCAACGCAGAACATAGAGGATATGATACGTATCTCCCATTTCGTACATAGTTACCTAAAGGATGGTGGAGATCCAAGGAAGGTGCATCATGCATGTCCTGATTTGGAACTTAAAAGTAGTGCTGGCGTGACCACTAAGATTAATAACGGCAAGGAGATACAGAGAACTCATCTTCCTGTGGAAATTAGAAAGGAAAACGAAGATGCCTAAGTATAAAAGCAAAGATTACTGCGAGGGAGAAAAGATGAATCCTCATCAGCCAAATCAGACATTGTCTATTTGTATGCCCTTATCATTGAAGCGTAAGCTCATTGAATACACACAGGAGCAGAAGCTTAGTTTGTCTTCATGGGTGCGTGAAATCCTTAAACGCGAAATGTCATGTTAAGGCAAGGAATCACAAACGAATCATATCATGGATCGCCCGAATTAGGGCGGTCCGTGGCATGGGCGTTAAATAATACATGCCCAGCCAAAGTTAAATATGATATGGATCATCCACGGGAATCTACACCCGCGTTAGCTATTGGTAATGCATTCCATACGGCCACGCTTGAACCTGGCAAGTTTGATGACGAGGTAGCGGTAAAGCCAACCGAGATTGATGGGAAGAGTTCAAAGACTAAACATTACCGCGAAGCATTCGAGCTTATGAAAAAGAATGAGCCTGGTAAGATATGGTTAAACTCATCCGATTATGACTTGGTATTGGATATGGCGAGTGCCGCATTGGATAATCCGGTATTAAAGACTTACTTATCTGAGGTGGATGCGATTATCGAGGGAACGGGTTATTTTGAGATGGAAGGCGCTAAGTGTAAGGTTCGTCCAGACTTATATCTACCCGGCGCGGGTGTGGTGATTGATTTAAAAAGCACGATGGATGCGAGTGAATGGGGTTTTAAGAAAAGTGTACGCCAATTCGGTTATGCGTTTCAAGCGTGTTGGTATATGCACGCACTCCGTATGATGGGTGAGAAACCAAAGCAGTTCATCTTTGTAGCGGTAGAAAAGAGTCCGCCATTTGTGACTAAGTGTTGGACAATAGCGGAGCGTGATATTGATGCTCAGTTCACAAGTATGGAGAAGGCATGTCGAACATGGGCCAAGTGCCAGGAGACTGGCGTATGGCCTGCGTATGGCGACGAAGTGGGAAAGATTGACGTATCTTCCGCCGTCTTAACGAATCGCTTGGCGATCAAACCATTGGCGGAGAAGTTTGGTGTATCCCGTACTTACGTTTATCGGATCATCCGCGAATATAACATTAAATCCAAGTCGATAGGTAATAGACAATTAATTGACCTTACTGAGTTTAGTAACGCGGTGAGGCGGGACCAAGAAAGGAAAGCCGCATGAATAACTACTTAGAAAATGCAAAGAAAGCACTAGATGCATCTAGCGATAAACTATCAAAAGCGGATACTTTTGGGGCGGTAACTATACTGCAATTAGCATTGGCTCAAGTGGTGGCTCACTTGCAGGGCGAGAACCTGGATGCAGTTAGCGATCCCGATTTGATAATACGCTTTAATGAGGATTGTGGTGATGGGGAAGAGGAGACATGAAGCTTACGATTGGGATAGATCCCGGTAAGAGCGGCGGGTATGCAATTGCATGGGGAAAGAGTTACTCAAGCATAAATCTACATACTCTCGATGAGGACTTTGAGTTTGTGGAGCATATGCAGGACTTGAAGGATCATCCCGATGTTACAGAGATAGAAGCGGTCATCGAGCATGTACCTCCCTTTGCGGGGAAGATGATACCTAGCTCGACTTCGTTTAAGCTTGGTAAGAATTGTGGCTTCTTGGAAGGGGTTCTCAGGGCATTGGAGATTCCATTTGTCCTAGTGCGTCCACAGGAGTGGCAAAAGGGATTGAGTGGATTAAAGGGACTTACCTCAAACAAGAGGAAGAAAGCGCTTATGAATCACGCAAAGCAGTTCTTTCCGTCAACCAAGGGACTCACATTAAAAACAGCAGATGCCATTCTAATTCTGAGGTATCATTTAATGAGGACTTCGGTATGAAGGAACAACTTAAATCAGCACTTGTGATGTTGGGATATGCGGCGATTTTCGCCGTATCCTGCATCATATTTTTCACAATAATAATAGGATTTATTTGCACAATAATTGGCATAAAATGACAGACGAACAACACGAAAACACACAAGTGTCCAAGCAAGAATTACGGACATCAGTAACACTAAAGGATAATCTTATGCATAGATTTGTGCAATGGTTAGAGGACAATGATTTAGCCCCACATCAAGGCTTAAAAATATGTATAATTTCACAACTATCAAATTATGCCAACTCGTTGCGCGCAACGACTTCCTCGCGCGCACACGTGTCATCTAACTTTGTTATTTCTAAAGAAATAATGCGGAAACCGCAGGAGAGAAAAAAATACAGCCAAGAATTTATCGCGGAAATCGAGAGGCGCGAAGACACTAATTTCATAGCTACTGCGATTAAAAACCAATGGAAGGAAATTCTTGATACGGGATTCACTTCTTCGGAGTTAGCGGGGAGATACAATCGTCATTGCAAGCTTCATGGAAAATTTGCGAAGAAAGCGTATAATTGGATCAACGCTCATTCGTGGAAGGATATCGAATCACCCGAAGCGAAAAAGCGCGAACCGGAGTTGAAGGAGATTACGGAGGAGATGTTGAAGGAGAAGCAACCACTTCTGTGAATTACTCCGTCTCAGAAAAAGCGGTTCTCTCCGCTTGTCTCGCGGATGAGACGCATCTGTCTTCCGCCATTGCGTTGGAGAGTTTAACCGAAGAGGATTTTACTTCACCCGCACGCCAAGCGATCTTCGCATTGATCGCGAAGCGATCCGACGTAAACGAGGTGGACGTGGCAATCGAGTTACCCGAATACGCATCGGAAGCAATCGAGCTTTCGGAGATGCATGGTGGCGGTAGAGTGGACAGATACGTTGAGCATCTGGTGACAACACGCAATCGTCGTATTGCGGAGAAAGCATTGTATCATGGTTTGGATGCGTTGAAGAATCCCGTTCTCTCCGTTGAGGAAGTAGCGGGTACGTTCAATATGCAAGTGGCCAAGGCCCTGTCCCAGGGCAAGGGCCAAGTGCAAGTGGGGAAAGCGGTAAAGGATGCATATTCTGAGTTCCTTGCGATTGATGCGGGAGATAGTTCCGCAATCTCCACGGGATTCTCAAAACTGGATTACGCATTGGAAGGTGGCGGATTTATGCCGGGTAAGTTGTATTGCATTGGCGCAAGACCAGGTGTGGGCAAATCCGCATTGGCGATTCATTTCTCGCATGAGATCGCAAAGCTTGGTTACCGCGTAGCCTACGCATCTTTGGAGATGAGCGCATCCGAGTGTAGCGGCAGATTGCTCACCCGCGAAAGCCGCGTATCCCGTCCAAGAACGAAAGAGGTTCTCCTGCCAGCTCATAAGAAGAGACTTGAGGACGCAACTAAGCGAATGACTTCATGGCCGATTACATTTAAGGATGATAACCAAGCAACTCTCGATTCATTCCGCGCATTTCTGGCCCAAGAGCGAGTGAAAGGAGACGTTGGGCTGGCGGTAATAGATTATTTGCAATTACTCTCCGCACCTGGGCATGATTCCCGCGTACAAGAGGTAAGCCATATTTCTCGTTCCT